GGCCGCGTTTATTTTTTCCAGCGTCCGGGTCACGCGCTCGTTGGCGTGGTCGAGGTAGCGGTCGGTCATGACGTGCAGGCCGACGGCGTAGGGCGGTTCTTTCTCGACGGCCACGAAGATAAATTTCTTCGCCAGAAAGCCGGCCTCGCGCAGGGTGCGCAGGTAGAAAGCCGCCTGCAGATCGTAGCCGTAGTTGCGCAGTTCTTTCGGGAAGCCGTCGGGGCTGGCGTCCCGGGTGGTCTTGATGTCGAACACGACACCGGCGTGCGGGATGTAGCCGTCCGGGCGGCATTTGATGTGCGCGCCCGTTTCTGCGTCGGGGGCGAAGAATGATGCCTCGGCGACGAACTCGCTGTCTGCCAGGAAGCTGCTGACAGCCGGGTGTGCCAGCACGGCGTTGGCTATCTCGGCGGCCAAATCGTAGTCGCCTTCCGTCAGGAGGATCTTGCCGTCGAGGTCGGCGGCCAGCGATGCGTCCTTCCACTTCGCACCCCGGCGATCTTCCGGGCCGCGGACGACGAGGTTCTTCTGCGGTTCCAAGACCAGCGCATGCACGGCGCTGCCCAGGGCGAAAGCCGGGGATGCTCGATAAGTTTTATATTTCCAGTGGGCCAGCGAACGGGTGGCCACGGCCTTCACGTCGCTGGAACTGATGCTGGGGTGACGATGATAATCGTTACTGGTCATGTGCAGGATCATTCTTCGTTCCCTCTTGTGTAGCCGACGCGGAAAAGAACCCAGCCTTTCAATATGTCGCTCTTCGGCGGGTTCACTTCGTAGCTGATGATGTGGTCGCTTTTGGTGCGGCCGCTGGCGAACTGGTACAGAAAGCGCGCGTCCAGCGTTTCACCGTGGACCTTGATCAGGCCGTTGATGACTTCAGAGAGTTGTCCGAGGTTCATTTCTTCCTCCATCCATAGAATGCGATCAGAGCCGCCTCGGCCCGACCGTCGTCTTTCTTGCGCGCCCACAGGTGAGCCTGATCGGGGAACACCCCGGTGGCGTATGCGCGCGATGCGTCCTTGTCGCTGTTCAGGCCGAAGTGTTTCTTCCAATCGGCCGGCGATACCTCCATCGTCGGCACGCCGGCGTGATACAGGCATGACCGCATTTCGCCGTAAGCCTGGGCGATGGTGGCCACGTTCTTGACCCCGATCATGCGCGGGTAGAACGGCTTTTCGATCCAGCAGAACCGCACGCTGCCGATCTCGGACAGGACGGCCCGCTTGCCCTCAAGGGTTGCCGGCATGTCGTGGACGGCTACCGACATTTCGTCACCGTCGATCACGGCGATGGCACCCTGCCGACCGGGATCTATGCCCATGAATTTAGCCACTTTTTGCCTGACTTTCTGCGCGACTCGCCATATACTCTCGATGCCTTTTTGCATTAGATCCTCGGCACAAGTCGCATCTGCATGAATATTTTTCATACCCAACGCGCGTGCCGTGAATGAGGGGGCTGGTGTTCTTTTCCACCAAATTTTCAGACGTGAACGCTTTTTCTGGCGACATTCTTTGCAGCCGTTTGAACAATGTGTCAGTGCGCAAGCCGAACACTTTCGCCCATTGCGCCACGGTTTTGACTTCTCCTTCGTATTCTATTTTTACATTGTTCCGCTTGTTGTTGGCTTGGGTAAACCAATCTGCCCACCTACAGTTTTCCGGAGAGTATCCTTTTGCTGAGTCTATCCGGTCCAAGGTCATACCGTCCGGGCACGGGCCCATGTCCTGAAAAAACGCATCATAGTCATTGACCCACCTGTCACAGACATTGATCCCGCGCCCTCCGTAATTGTGCCAAGACGCGTTTCGAGGGTTCGTGCATCTGTGCCTCATCCCTCTCCACGCATAATATTCCTTGGTCGCTGCTGGATTAACCCATTTTGTCCTCGGCATCCGTTGCTCCTATTTCTCCGGCGATGGCAGCATAACCACACAAATCTTGAGCTGAGTCAATATGTGTCGGGTTACTTTTCATGCGGGACTGCTTGAAGCCGACCATCATGTTGGCAACGTCATATTCGGTAAGCATCATCCCGGGTCGCAGCTTGTCTTGCAGCCACCACGTCCAGTGGCCCGCAATCAGTCCGAAATTGGACTCCGCATCGCCGTGGGTCGCCGCTCTGTCTACCATGACATACTGCTTGGCAGTGTCGAGAATCTCCGACCGCTTCATGCTGCCACCCACATGCTGGCATCGCGCAGGTCGGCGCCGATGATGTCCGACAGCCTGGCGCGGCAGGGTGCGCTGGGGATGTGGTGACCGTTTATCCAGCTTGATACGGTTTTGGGATTGACGGGAACTTGTTCGGCGAGCCAGCCGTATTTCCGGCCGTTCTCCTTCGCCCAAGATTTGATCAGGTTCTGAGCCTGCATCGGTGTCTCCTTTGTTCTTCTGACCATTAACGCCTATCGTATAACTTTTTCGCCGTCAAGCGCGACTTTCCTGTTGCGTGCTGTGAGATTGGGTGTATGTTGAGGATAAGAAAAACGAGAGGAACCAGACCGTGACCAAAGCGACCAAGCTGACTGCGACCCTGCCGAACGGCGAAGTGATCACCCGCACGACCGCCCGCACCTACACCCACGTCGTAGTGTACCAGTACGACGCCGCAGCGCGCGAAGCGTATGACACAGACCCGGCGTGGGCGAAGAACGAAGCCAGGAACCACGCCTACTCCGTCCGGGAAGCTGCCGAGTCGCCTGCCCCCGTTGCCGGGGAGCCTGAGTGGATGGCAGAGCGCCGCCTCCGCACTGTTGCCAACGCTCAGAAGTTCATCGCCGATTTCCCGACCAGCGCAGATTACATGGCCCACAGGCTGGCAGGTCGCCGCGCTTACAGCGTCCGGGTTTTGGCCGAAGGGTGGCATGTCGCTGGCTGGTGTGGCCGCTACGATCTGGCCCTGAAACTGAAGGCACCCGCCTTTTCCGGTAAGGTCGAAATCATCCCGGTCAACGCCTAACCACCCAGCCCCGGCGCGAAGCCGGGGCCGCCGAACACCAGAGAGGAACCAGACCATGACCCCCTACACCACCACCAAGAACGGCGACCTTACCCCGAACCGGGCTTGGGTCATGATGACGGCCTGGGCGCACGTCGCCCGCGTCGGCCAGGGCCCCAAGGTGATCCGCCGCGCGCTGAAATGGGCGTGGGAAGACGCCCGCAATAAGGTCACCGTCCAGCGCGCCATGCTGGTCTGGCAGGCCTCGGTCGATCGGCTGGCCGCCATGGGCCCAGACGCCCTGCGCATGATGAACAACAACATCGAGAACCGGTCGCGCCTGTCGGCAGAAGACGTGCAGACGCAGAACCAGATCCGTCAGGCCATTTACATTGCGGAGAAATCGAAATGATTCGGGATATGATCGGCGTGGCCTGCCTGTTCGGCGGCCTGTACCTGATGCTGATGATTGGCATGGGGGCGGGACTGTGAGATACCACCTACCCAACAAGTTCGCCGAATGGGACCAAGACCGCCTGCGGATCCTGTGGATGGCCGGCATCCCGCAATACCTGCGCAAGGAAAAGGAACCGAAGAATGACCCGGCCCGGCCCACGTCGCCCGAAGTAATATTCGCGGTGGCCAAACATCTCAGCGAAATGCCAGACACCCGCGGCGGGATTTGCCGGGCGTTGAAGATCGGCGAGAAGACGGCCGACCGTGCGCTGGGCAGCCTGCGGGACGAGGGGCGCCTGATTAAGACATACAACTCAACGCTGAAGCTGTGGTTTTACCGCTGCGTGGAGAAGCAAGAATGAGCGCGCAAGTCATGCAACTTCCGCCGCAGCACGTCGGCTACGCGCAGGCACGGGTTATCCTACGGCACCACCGGCTGCACGACCTGGACGCCATCGATGCGGCATTTGATGTCTTGGCGTGCAGCCCGGACGAAGCCGATAGGGCCCTGTGCCGGATTGTCCAAGACGAAATGTGGATGGTGCCGTCACCTGGGGCTGGTGTCATCGTCATCACCATGATCGCCGTCGCGCTGACCTGTGTCGGGTTGGCGACCTTAGTAGGGAGGCTTGTGCTGTAATGGCCCTAAAACTGGATGTTTCGGACACGCACACCGTTTTGACTGCGCTGCAAATCTACCGCGAGGAAGTGCTTGTGGAGGGTGAGCCTAACAAGTGGAAGCTTGAGCAGATCGAACGTTTGATAAAGTCGTACCGCAGATCGTT